TTAAATATATATTTTTTTTTACTATTTATATGAAATTTTTCTGATGAGTTTTATTCAAACCCATCTGTGCTTGTATCATTCATATCATTGTACTTACTTGCCAACAATCTCCGTTGAAATTCACTACTATTATCCATCTTCTTTTGCTGTTCTTTACCTGAATAACTCAAGCTTTCATGCACTTCTATTTTACCAATATTTGTATTCATTGTCATGGGATAGTTTATACCATCCTGCCCAAATCTATTTTTGATAACGTGTGCTCTTGCGGTATGACTAATTTTGTCTTCAGGCTTTCTACTGATTGACATGACAAAATCAGCTGTCATCACTTTAGAATAAGCTTCTGCAACTTTTGATGCGTCAATATATTCTTCTTCTAAAGCTGAACGATTAGCTTGTGATGCAGTCCATATTGGAACTTTCCATTCACCTGCTAACCCCCTCAAATTTTCATAGATACTACCTAACTGATGTCTCATCTCCCTCGCACCACTATTATCTCTCAAGATATCTGCATAATCTACAACTATCAAATCAGGATTGATACCTTTGATTTCTAATTGTTTCATATGTGCATCAAGCGTATTTACTGTAGCTGAACGTGTTGGATAGTATTTTATCAGAAGTTGACCCTCAAGTGTATCTATAATCTTTTTTACTTCATCTTTCTGATACTTGATGTTTTGTGTTGTGACACCACTAAATATCGCATCATATCTCAAACCAACATAAGTTTCATTCAACTCTAAAGTATAATGAACTGCTGTAAAACCTTTCTTTACAGCGCCCGCAGCGATACATTGTAATAACCAAGTCTTTCCTATACCTGCGGGCGCTACTACGACTCCTAACTCACCCTCACCTAAACCACCGTCCATGATATCATTTATGACATCCCACGGCGTTTTGATTGTAACCCTTGTAGCTTTGGTGAGCCTCTCCTCTATACCAACATTATAATCGTGACCTATATCGACAGGTGTACCTGCTTTCATAGCATTATCGATAACAGTCTTTATATCATCATAATTTTGATTTTCTAATAAATTTACACTTTCCATAATAGCTGACTTTAGAACTTGATTCTTACAGAAGTCAAGAGATTTTTCTTTTACAAATTCTAAATCTGCAGCTTCTCTATTTCTCCAAGCATCTTTCAAACCCTCAATAATACTAAGTTTTAGAACTTCATTGTCTACTGAATCAACGGATATTTTTAGTGCTTCTAATGTGGGTGTTGTTTTATATTTTATAAAGTAATTTTGTATTTCTTCGACTAACCACTTATTTGAATCACTTTCGAAATACTCAGGCTTGATTATCTCCATAATAGTTTGTAGATAAACTGAATCATTCAGAAAACAAGATATTACTTTTGATTGGAAACTTGTTCCGAATGATTGTAAACTATTACTCTCCATATACACTCTTTGACTTTTGGCTTTTATAAATACTAATTTTTTTATCTCTATATTTTTTTCTTGCTTTTTCTAATATCTCATCTCTGTTACGTTGGTAATATTCCATTTGCCACTTTCGTTGTGCGTCTTTCTTTTCTTTTTGGGTGTGATATATTTTCTTTCTACCCATTTGTAACCTGTGCGTATTTATCTAAAGTAGTAAATGTTTGTGATAACCAACTACTGATGTTTGGAAGATTTTGAAACAATCTATCTTCCATAAATTGACTTTCGAACTTGAACTTGATAAGTCGGTTGATTGGTTGTCGAACAATGTCGAGTAACTTTGTTTTAGTTGAACCACTTATATCAACATCCGAAAGTTGCATAAGTTTATAGTTCCTCTCTAACAACTCTTTATTCTGTAATACTTTCACAAAAAAAGCACCACCCTCATCTTTGTGTTGTAAAGCATATTTATAAACTTCATCCAATGTATAAGTATTATCTTCGTTAGCCAAAGTAGGCATGTTTTTTACTAAAGTTTTAGTGGCAACTCCCTTTACTCCGTTTATATTATCAGACTTGTCTCCTTCAAATACTTTAGCCATTATAAAGTTGTTTGCTGTCACGCAATATTCCTCTAACACACTCTGTTTATCATACAATTTTTTTCTTGTTGGTGACCAAACTTTAACATTGTCATTGACGAGTTGTAAGAAATCCTTATCAGTTGACATAATAATTTTATCACCATCTCCTAAAGCGTTTCTTGTAAGATACGCTATAGCATCATCTGCTTCTATTCCATCTACTGATATTGAAGTAACAGGTAATAGTTCAAGGTAATCAACGATACGACGTAGTTGTACTCTCATACTACGTTTCTCATCCTCAAGGTTTTCTAAACCCTCTAATCTATTGACACGATACGATGTACGTCTTCGTTGCTTGTAATCAGAAAATATCTTTCTTCGTCTACTACTACCACCTTTACCATCGAATACTATGATTACTCTTGATGGATTGAACATATTGATGGCATATCCAAGACTCTGTAAGAATCCGACTATGCCACCAACATGAACTCCGTTTTCGTTCACAGTCGGCATTACGCTGAATACTCTAATAAAAGTATTCAAGCCGTCGACTATTAGAACTCGCTTGTTCGGTTCATCGTAATCAACCGAACCACCTTTTTTCTTTATCTCATTTAGGATTGAAAGATATCTTGCATTAGTCATCTAATACTTCTTCTGTCTCCACAACATCATCAATTCCTAAATCTTTCATGTCGTATTGAAGAACAAGCTTTTCGCAAATTTGTTGATAAACATATTCCTTGAGTTCTGCATCTTGTAATAGTTCAGCGAACTCTTTGGATTGAAACTTGTGTTCTTCACCTAAGTGGTCTACAAGTGTGTACCATGCACCTGAACCTTTTACTATCTTATGGTCTTTCATCACTTTCAACCAACTACCAACATCATCAATACCACTTTCAAAATAAAGTGGAAATTCACAACTTCTCAAAGGAGGACCCAATCGATTTTTTATTACTTGTGCAAGTATTGTCATTCCGATTGTATTATTCTTTTTGTCCTTTATTTGTCCTTTGTTCTTTAGTCTAATTCTTGTAGAGGAATGGAATGGTAATGCTTTTCCACCACTTGTAGTCCACGGGTCTCCAAACATCACTCCAAGTTTTTGACGTAACTGATTTGTAAACACAAGAGCTATCTTTTGTCTACCAATCATTTGAGTGACTTTTCTCATAGCTTTAGAAATGATGATTGCTTTAGATGTTGCAAAACCATCTTTATCAAAATCTGCATCCATCTCAATTTTTGTTGAAGCTGCTGCTAATGAATCAACAAGGATTGTAACCAATCTGTTCTTATCACTTTCACGAACTTTTACAACTATCTCTTCTATAGCCTGAAATATATCCTCTACAGTTTCTAAGTGTAGATATAACATACTATTTATATCCACACCAATTACTTTTAGAAAATCTTGACTTACGGCGGTTTCAGTATCGATATATACTGCAACTCCACCTTTCTTTTGAGTTTCTGCGAGTAGGTGTGCACCTACTAACGACTTACCACTTGACTCTAAACCATTGATTTCTGTAATTCTACCCACAGCAATACCACCATTTGGTCGATTAGCAACTGCTAAATCTAACAACGTGGAACCTGTAGAAATAAAATCTTTTATATCAGTTGGTGTTGTATCACTACCATCAAGGAAGTAAGCAACTTTCGTATCCTTGAACTGCTTATTTAGACTTGAAGCAAGTTCTGAGGCTAATGTGTCTCTTGTAGACATTCACTTCTCCTTATATTAGAAACGGGGGGATAGAGCGAATCGTATCCCCCATCTTTTTTTACTTATTGAACAAATCGTCAAAAGCTGAAGATACATCCTCAGTAGCTTTTGGAGCCTCAGTTTTATTAGAGGTTTCCTCTGCTGATTCTTCTGTCTCTTCTTCTTCACTTGGATTCAGCCAATTATTCAACACTTCTGTCAAATCTTCATAAGATAACTCATTATAGATATCTGTAATGTTTGTCTGATTGTCTGTGATGGTTTGTAAGAGACTTGCATCTTCG